CTGCAGATTCTGGTGATACAGATCGTATGCTTGCAGCACAAGAAGAAATGTCTAAAGCTTATGCTGAATCAATGGTTATTAAACAGCAGCAGCAAGCATGGGAAGAATATAATGCACGGCTTGAAGCTGCTGGTCAAACAGTTGAACAGCATGTACCACAACAGCAGCAGGAATATGATCCTAAAGCTGTAGCTTGGGCAAGTAAGAATTCTTGGTTTGGTCAGGATCAGATCATGACTGCAGCAGCATTAGCTGCAGATGCTGAACTAAAAAGCGAAGGCTATGACACAGCCGACGACGATTTTTATGAGGAGATTGATCAAAGGCTACGTAGCCAGTTTCCTCATAAATATGAAAACCCTACTCCAGTTGAGAAACGGGAGGAGGCGACACCACGGTTGCAGGATACACCGTCAAATTCTGCTCAAGTAGTTGCAGGTGCGTCACGCACACCTCAAACCACTAAAGGCAATAAAGTTAAACTATCTCAAGAAGATGTTCAACGAGCCAATAAATGGGGTATACCACTTGAACAATATGCTGCGGAAAAGCTAAAGGCTGAACAGGCTGATGGCGAATACACAGAAATTTATAATTAAGCGTGGAAGGAAATACAATGACAACACGAAATGAATCACGTAGTAGCGATACTAGAGAAACTAAACAACGTCGTACAACATTTGAAGAGCCTAATTGGCTAGATATTCCTGAATCTGTTAAGCGTCGTTTTGCCAGTGAAGATTTGGCACTACGGTGGATACGTATTACTCTTCGTAATCAAGAAGATTACCAGAATGTAGGTAAACGAACAGCAGAAGGTTGGGAATTTGTACAAGCAGATGAAGTTCCAGAAATGCTACATTCCTCTGACGTGAGAGAGGGTGGACGATATGTAGGTGCAGTCTGTCGTGGAGACTTGGCTTTAGCTAAAATGCCTAAAGAACTTGCAGAATCTCGTCAAGAATTTTATGAGAACCGCAGCCGAGAAATGGTTGATGCAGTTAATGCACAGCTAATGAATAGTTCAGATTCTCGTATGCCTATCTCTAACCAAAGTCGTACACAAGTTAGTCGCGGTAAACAAGCTAAGTTTCAAAAAGACTAAGATTGAATACTGTGGACCGACAAGTGTACACGTCAATGTATAGAACATAGAAAGGAAAGTGTAATATGTCTACTACAAAAGCACTTGACGGTCTACGTCCTTCCCGCATTCGTGGTGGCGCACCAAATAGTTCTGGTCAAAATGAATATCGTATTGCCAGTGCTTATAATTCAAATATCTTCACTGGAGATATTGTTACGAATGCTGCAGGGTATGTAAACGTCCTCGCTACTACAACCGATAAAGCACTAGGTGTATTTATGGGTTGCCGTTATGTCGCTAATGGTGAACCAAAATGGTCAGCTTACTGGCCCGCTGGTACATCTGTAACAGAAGCTTATGCAATGGTTGTTGATAATCCAGAAGCAACCTTTATTGTTCAGGCTGATGCTTCAGTATCTATTGGTGACATTAACTCACAGAACTTTAATGTTACTCTAGGTGCTGGTTCAACTTACACAGGTAAATCAGGATTTGGCATTAATGCCAGTACACGTACTACAGGTACTGGTATGCTTCGTCCTATTGCCTTTGTTAATGAACCGGGCAACGACGCTGATGTAGCTGCAGAAATTGCATTCCCCAAGCTTGAAGTACGTATTGTCAAGCATGTTGATGCATATATTTCTGCTGATGCTTCAGTCAACTAAGGGAAGAAGGAGTAAATAACAATGGCTATTAATCGCTCTAGTATTGCAAAAGAACTTCTTCCCGGTCTAAATGCTGTATTTGGTATGGAATACGGTGAAGTGGATAACGAACATGAACCACTTTACGAAGTAGAAAATTCAGATCGTGCATTTGAAGAAGAAGTTCTATTCACCGGCTTCGGCACTGCACCTGTTAAGGGTGAAGGTGCTGCAGTTCAGTATGACGACGCACAGGAAGGCTTCACTGCTCGGTACACACACGAGACAGTTGCCCTTGCTTTCGCTGTCACTGAAGAAGCTATGGAAGACAACCTCTATGACACCTTTGCCAAGCTACGTGCACGTGGTCTAGCCCGTGCAATGGCTAACACCAAGCAGGTAAAAGCTGCAGACGTTTTCAATAACGGCTTCAGCACTTCCTATCTTGGTGGTGACGGTGCCGCACTATTCTCAGCCATCCATCCCACCATTGGTGCTGGTAATCAGTCCAACACTCTAGGTGCTACCGACCTTTCTGAGTCTTCACTTGAGACTGCACTTATTTCAATCTCAAAGACAAAAGATGATCGTGGCATTCTAATTGGTGCACAGGCTGAGTCACTACACGTCCCATCTGATCTTGCATTTACTGCAGACCAGATTCTAAACAGCCAGATGACAACTGTTATTGGTGTAAACCCAACAACAGCAACAAATGGTGCAACCAACCAGAACAAGATCAACTCAATTCGTAATCAGGGTCTTGTTCCCGGTGGTTTCTTTGTTAATCGTCGTTTCACCGACACAAACGCTTGGTACATTAAGACTGATGTTCCTAATGGTACAAAGATGTTTGTTCGTGCTACACTTGCAACAAAGATGGAACCAGATTTTGACACTGGCAATCTCCGGTTCAAGGCACGTGAACGGTACAGCTTTGGCTGGTCCGATTGGCGTGGCTTCTACGGTGCTTCAGGTTCCTCCTAAGAATCTGTTGAACTAGACTAAGGCATGGGGGTGTAGAGAGAAGAAATTCTTTTTACACTCCTTTGCCTTTTTTATTTTTTAATCTAGTGTTATAATACAACAAGTATTAATACTCATTTATGAGAGGCTAAAATGACAACAACTCTTCGCGAAGGATATGTTGTAGGCAGCGGTGTAGTTCTAGATGTTACCTCAAGTGTAACAGTTTCCGATACACGCATTCGTTCTCTATTTGCTACTGGTGTAGGTACTTTCCTTATCACTGGTACTTCAACAGATGCTTATGGAAACATTAAGGGTAATAATATTAAGTTTACTCTGACAACTGCAAATGATGCTTCAGAAATTTATCTTACTGATCTAGGCATGGATATGAATGGAATAGTAAAAGTTTCTGCACCTACATCTGCTGCTACGGTGGCTGTATTCTATGGCTAACTATACTTATCTGGTCAACGAACTAATCGCTGCTACTGAAAATGATAGCACCGAATTTCTTAACTTTATTCCAAATATGGTTAATAGAGCAGAAGAAAGGCTTGTCAAAGACCTAGATGATTATGGTTTAGTTACCTATACTTCAGTAGCAGTATCAAGTGGTAACAATAAAGTTACACTTCCTACAGGTACACGCATTGTTAAAAACTTTAACATTGTAAGTAATAGTTCTAAAATTAATCTTCTTATAAGAACTGATGAATTTATTAATGACTACTGGCCTGTAAGTGCTTCAACAGCAGAACCACGTTATTATGGTCAACGTAATGGATCAACAGTAGTAATTGCTCCTACACCAGCCTCTACCTATGTAGGAGAGGTTGTTTATATTTCCAGACCTACTACACTAACTTCAGCAACCAACACAAACTACTTTACAGATTTTTGTTATGATCTTCTGTTTAATGCTTGTATGGTTGAAGCTTCAATGTTTCAAAAAGATTATCAAACTGCTGGACTATATCAACAGCAGTATAGTCAAGTTCTTGATCTACAGCGTAATCAAGCACGTCGTACAAGAAGAGATGATATGCAAGCACCAGCAAGTCCTGCAGGTGCAGATGACAATCTTGTACCTAATTCTAATTAATAATAGGAGATATTAATGGCTGATCAAAAAAAGTTATTTAGTGATGGTAAATTAACATCAGAACAAGAAGATGCATTTATTAAAGAACAAGCTAAAGAAGGTAATGAAATACTTCAATTAGAAGAAAATCTGAAAAAGCTAAAGGCTAAAAAAAATAAGCCGTCAGTACCTCCAAAATCACAAAAATCTGGTGGTGGTTATATGAAAAAAATGAAAAAAGGTGGTAAAGTTTCTTCTGGATATAAATGTTCACATAATCGACTTTATTAATTAAAGGAATAAATAAATGACTGTAACAAAAGCTTTGACTGAAGGTACTAAACTTGTACGAAAATTGTACGATTCTATAGATGATAAAGCTACTAACATACCCGGCAGAAAAACTTCTAGTATTAGTGTTGGTAAAGAACGTCAAAAACGTGCTGAAAGAAAAAAAGAAGGTACAGAAGCTATTGCCGGAGGTGCTATTGTAGAAGCACTAGGTATACCTGCTAAAACATTAGAACAAACAGAAGTAGACAGTAAGTCAAATGTTTCTAGTAAAATGAAAGCAACTGCTCGTAGTGCTACTCCTCCCACAGATAAAAAATATATAAATAAAAAAGCTGGAGGTAAAATAGGACGCGGTTGCGGTTCTGCTATGCGTGGTGCTGGTAAGGTAATGAAAGCCTAATTATGGGCGGAATACCTTTAGAACTTATAACAATGCTTGGCTCTGGATTACTATCTGGAGTAATGACTATTTGGAGTCAAAGTCAAAAAGCAAAGCAAGATGCTTTTAAAAGAGCAATAGATGGACTAGCTGCTCAATCAGAAGCTACTGATCTTGCAAGACGTTATGAGAATAAAGGTTTTCAAATTACACGAAGAATTATTGCACTAGCTGCGGTAGCTTCAATTATTGTTTGGCCTAAAGTTGTTGCAGTATTTTGGCCTGATGTAGGAGTAACAGTTGGATACACACAATGGAATCCCGGTTTTCTATTTATAACTGAAGGAACTGAGACTGTTACTTGGCAATCACTTAAAGGATTAGTTTTAACACCCTTGGATACACACCTACTTTCTGCTATTATTGGAATGTATTTTGGTGCTTCAATTGTAAAGAATGCTAAATAATGCCGCTTAAAAAAGGTAAAAGTCAAAAAACTATCAGCGAAAACATTCGTAGAGAAATAAAAGCTGGTAAGCCACAGAAGCAAGCAATAGCTATCGCACTTCAAAAAGCTGGTAGGAGAAAAGCAAATGGTCGTAAAACGTCCAACAACAAAGTCAAGAAAAACTACCGTAAAGGCTAAATCAAAAGTCAATCAGGCTGGTAACTATACTAAGCCTACAATGCGTAAAAGACTTTTTGAAAGTATTAAAGCTGGTGGTAAAGGAGGTAGTCCCGGTCAATGGTCTGCTCGTAAAGCACAAATGCTTGCTAAACAATATAAAGCCAAAGGCGGAGGTTATAAGTAAAATGGAATGTAATTGTAAAATGTGTCCTGTACACACAGTAAAACGTATTATTAAGAAAATTAAAACTCTTGTAGGAAAGTAAAGTGGCTTTGAAAAAATCACAACGTAGTCTTAAATCTTGGACTAAGCAGAAGTGGCGTACTAAATCAGGTAAGCCATCTACGCAAGGTCCAAAGGCTACTGGTGAAAGATACTTACCAGAGAAAGCTATTAAAAGTCTTAGTGCTAAAGAATATGCTGCTACAACAAAAGCTAAACGTCAAGCAACTCAAAAAGGAAAAC